AGTCATTACTCCATTTTAGGCTATAGGTTGATTGTCTATATCAACATCAACTGTGCCTTGGTCTTGTGGTGAATCTGGTTGTACTTCCATAATCTCTGACATGCCTTCCATCTCACGGACTTCTGGAACTGTTAAGAAATTATTTGATAAACCTATTGCGTATGACTCATATCGTGTCTTAACATTAGGACGAAGGAACTCTGTTAGATTAAATTCTGCATACTGCCCTCTTGGAAGAAGGTCTGTGATTGCTTGTTGGATTCGCACAATATATTGCTGTAATCCATCTTCAAATAGTTTACTTCTATCTTCGTTACCGTTGACATAGGTCATACCTTGTCCTTCTATGCCCATTCCAAGATACATTGTTGGAACACCAAACATCATACAAATTTGTCGTGTGATGAACTTCTGGTTTTCAAGGAATTGTGCTTGCTCTGGGCTTAGTGTAATTGAATCATACTTAAGGCCAGATGAAAGGACTGCAATACTTCTTTCTTGCTGAGATGCAACAAAGGCTTCTTTGTTTTGTCTTGCTACATCTGCAGAAAGAAATTCTGATGTTGTTAATGTTCCTGTTGGAACTGCTGCTGTTCTAAACCAATTGTCTGCATAGTTATGCAAGTCAAGTGCTGAACGCAATACTGAACGATGGCGTTGCAATGGGCCTTCACCAAGTAGTGATGTTGCTGATGGGCTGTGCCACAACTTAAGATGTTTAATATCTCTTGCATCATATCGCTTTGAGAAGTATGTGTAGTAAATCTTTCCATCGCCATCTACTGCAACACTAACATCTGTTGGATGTAAGTTTGTAATATTTACAATTCCTCTTGGTCCTCTGCGAATATGCCAAAAAGCATTTCCATAAGTTGCCATGTGAATTAATGTTGTGCCAAGCCACTCTGCTTGAGATATTTGATTCTCAATGTCTGGTGTTTCTAACCAAAGTGGTGTTGGTAGTTGTGTGTTTCCTCTGTAAACATTTACAGGTATCTGCATGACTGCAGTTTCTAATACTGAAGTAGCACGAGACACAGCAACAAGACTAAGTGCAGTAGTTGGTGTTACACCAGTCTCCACTCTTGCAGGTGCAGTGTTTGCTACTCCACGATTCTCTGTATCAGGAACAAACATTGGTTCTACTTGGTAACCAAGTCTGCTGATTAGTCTATCTCTAAGTGCCATTTACTTCTCCTCAATGAACCATCTGTTGTGGTTTTATTTGTGTCTCCACAAACCAAACGGCCAATACTGTTCCTACTGCTGCATCAATATCAGTGCCACTATCTTTACGGGCAATTCGCCATGATTCGCCACTATTTTTGCGTACTGCTCTTTGCATTTGTAGGGTAACTATCTCATCTCTTGGATGGATAATCTCTCTCTTCATTATTCTACTATATGTGTTGTTTGATGCTGATATTAAGTCTTTATTTGAAGTCATTTGTACTCTGAATCCCTTTTGTTTTAGGGCAGCACCTAAATCATCTAATACATTTCCATCCATGATAAAGGGCTTACCGTATTTGGCCAAGCCCATACAGACATTAATTACTTCATCAATGTTGGTATTGTTTAGTGATGCTACTAACTCTGTTGCTATTTTTCCATCTTCCTGCATTTCTGCAGTAACAATGCTGACATATTCCCATCCAGATGTACGCTCAATAGCAAAGACTTCAGGATTGGTTGGTCGTCCATCAGGACATTGTGACCATGCACCTACCTGTATCCAAGCGTTCATAGATGAGACAAACTGGTTTAATCTATATCGTCTTGCATCAGGTTCAGGCATTGTTGCTAATTCATTTTTAACAGATTCCCAATTTAGGATTCCAGATGCGAGTTGAGGGTTAGCACTACGCACTGCATCTTCATCATCTATTGCACATCCCTTTGGTGCTTCCCAACAGAAGAAACCAAATCTTTCTAAATCTTCTTGGCCTTGTATTGCAGCCATTCCTCTTTCATACAAATGTTTTAGAAGGTTTGAGGTGTCATCACCTGCTGTTGTAATACCAATGGTAAGTCCGTCAGTACGAGTTGCACTACCAAGACTCATTGCAGTCCACACATCTTCTTTGGCAACATGAAGTTCGTCAAATATGACCATTGATGGATGCAGACCTTGTGCTGTTGCAACATTACTACCTATAACCTTATACATACCTGTACCGTCTTTAGTCCATAGTCCTCTATGTTCTGTAGACTTACTAAAGAAATGTGCAAGTAAATCAGATGAATCTACTTGATGTTTTAGCCTGCGATACACAATCTTTGCTTGGTCTGCACTTGCTGCAACGGATATAACTTCAGGGGCAGGCTCATGTAGGAGCATCCCATATAGGGCAAATAACGCACCCAGAAGTGACTTTCCGTTCTTTCTGGGCATAGATATAACTACCTGTTTATACCTCAGCCTACCAGCCTTAGAAGGGTCGTGGTAGTCATCTGGATAGCGTTCTAAGACATGGCGAATAAGCCACTTCTGCCAGTCAGTTAATACTAATATCTCGTCATTTTTTTCAGGGAGCCTCCAAAGAGTCTGCGATATATTAATAACCTTATTACCATCTGTAGTAAAGTCCTCGCTAAGAGGTTCAGTCCAATAGGTGGGTAACCAGTCTACTGGAATGTTAACCGTTGGCAATAGCCTGCAACATTTCAGCAGGAGACATCTCTGTACTCTTGCGATTATTTAATAGACCAAGGTTTCCTAATAGGGCTATAAGGATTGGTGCTGATTGATGTCGCTTATCTGGATTTGAATCAATAGTCTCTGCCAATAACACTGCTTGCTTGGCTGCTCCTAAGTCTTCTACAGATAGCCATGTAGCCTTAGATATGGATAATCTCACACTGTCTGCTAAGGTCATATCCAGATTAAGTGGTTCGTTTACTGCTGAGGTTTCTCTAAAGCCTCTTCTACCTTGAGGCATTCCTGTTACTGTCATATTGCTCCTTTTTACTATTTCATATTTCTGGTTTTAGGTCATACTATATAGCAGTGAATTGATTTAAAATAAAAAAACCCACCCTACCATATCAAACCAGATATCAAACCAGATATCAAACCACATAGCCAAACCTTCTATCTAACAAACCCCATATCCACATAGCAGGCATATCCTCATATGTCAAACCAAGGTTTCTTATCTATCTATTATACAGGTATATCTCCTACCATGGATAGTTGTTATGCTTCTTCATCCCCTCGCACAGATGCTTAACTATCTTGTTAACAAACCTTCGTGTTGGGATATGGGCATATGCTCGCTATCTGGTTTGTCCATTATGTGGGATATGTTGTCTCATTATATGAGAAGGCCTTGAAGAGGCCGTAGTATATACTATATCCAAACCTTCATCTTACGCTTATCCAAACCTCATAGGTATATATGCCAAGTATCAGACATAACGCTTATTGAAGTATCTCAATCGTATTAATATCTTATCTTGTCTACTGCTATTACACTTTACACATGCTGGTAATAAGTTGCTTACTTCATTGCTACCGTTTTTTGATACAGGAATAATGTGGTCTGCAGTATTGGCTGGAGCATTGCAGTAATGACATGTCCATTGTGAGGCCTCTAATACTATCTTCCTATTACGCTTATACTCAGCCGTTGCATATGGACTACCCATCATTCTCCATCAGGCTCTTGATAGTATCCCATTGGTCCTCGTCCTCTACAACAGGCTTCCCATATGGATACACCATGTTCTTCACACCAGTAGACAATGGTACTGCCCTTTGGAGCAGTCTCTCCGTTCTTTGCCATACTTCCTCATAATCTGCCCAACTAAATGCTAATTGGCCTATGTTGACTAAATCTAACAAATGACTTGCACAAACCCAATCCCAATCATGATGGTAATAATAGGCTGATTGGCCACATCTTACGCATACCCTTGGCCTTTGGCTACTTTTGTATTTGCCAAGGTAGTAGAATGGAGTGTTAGAGAAACCGTATTTGGGATGTGAAGTCATATCCTGTCTATTATAGCATTAACAGCCTTATTGACGGTTCCTACATCTTTTTGGTTAGGTTCCCTGCCCATAGCCAAGGTAAATACAGTAGAAAAACCCTTAAATAGCCTTTCCTGCTTTAACTTCTCAATGGCTTGGATATCTCTTGCTTCACTTGGTCTATAGTACTTTCTGTCCCAGTGAGATATTTCAATCTTTCTTGGTCGTCCCCTTTTTTTCTCACTCACGGTCTGTATTCCTTATCTGCTCCATGAAGTCCTCTAAATTATCTGCAACAATAGCATCATTTGGCTTTCTTGGCTTTCTCTTTTCTGCGCTGGTGTTTTCTTTTTGTGTAATTACTTCTAAGTGTTGAGGATTTACACATGCTCTATTGTGACAAATATGATTAATAACAAGTTGGTTATTATCACTACCACCAAAGCCTTTTGGAAGTGCATCAAACCCATTCTGCAAGGCATAAGCAAGTCTATGTCCAAATATATCTATATTTTGTTTTTTTGACAAGGAAACACAAAGTCTTGAATAACCTGCTAAATTTGTTCCTAAATTCCAGACCAAACATCCATTTTCATTTATAGTCGTATTTGACCAAAAGGTATTAATAATTTTTGGTCTTGTTAATGCATATTGTATTGCTATATCTTTTTTACTTAACATAAGACACCTGCACAGGAAACATTCCATTATCCTCAATCTTGCGTCTTGCAGGCATCTTCTTACGAGTGCCAAGTAATTGACACATCTCAGGTAAGTGCATTACTAATGAATGTTCTTTGTTCCATAATATAATCTCACTACTTGAAATAGACCTATTACATACACAACAGGTGTTTTTATAGCGATTAGTTATTTGCTTCCAATTGAAGTCTTGGTGTTGTAATGCTTCTTTAGTATTAACAACACGATTAATCTGTTCATGCTTACTCATTGTTATCTCTTTTCTTCCCCTGCGGGAATCCCTAACGGGATTAATAGTAGGTTAACCAAAGAAGGTATCAAGTAGTAGAACAACCTTTCTTCGTAGAACCCTCTATCCATTATTTATTTAAAATAATAGATAAAGAAACTCAGAAAGATTAAAACCTTTCTTCGCTACCACTTAAACCCTATGCAATAATGCAGTCCGAAAGTCTGGTAGGATTCAAGTATAGCAGAGTTTTAAACCTTTGTCCAGACAGGGTTGAGGCCCTCCAGAAGAAAGAGATTTAACCCCTGAAAGGCCTCGTATCAATATGAGGTGACATATGGATATCCTAATTGTATCACCTAATTGGGCATCCTGCAAGGAGGCTATTTGAGCCTGACTGTGTGATGCAGGTCACATTAGGCCTAAAAGTGGCTTAAAAGTACCTTGGAAGGCTTTAAAAGGGCATTACCAGCCTGCTATGGCTGACCTTTTCCAAGTATTAGTAGCAGTACAGATATAGATATAGTCTGCATCCCATGCGATTTCTCCAACTACTCCATCTGCTCCTGCTGTGGCTGGTGTCTTGGTCTTAATTTCAAGATTACCATTAATCTTAACTCTTCCAGCAGTTGAACCAGTTGAATCAAACTTTCCGTATATTAATGGTGTTGCTGTATTTGAGTTTGAGATATATAAATTATCATCACCTGTTTCATTCTGCCCTGCAAGATATCCAAGAAATAAGTTACGATTACCTATTTTATTAGTTTGTCCTGCTCTAAATCCAATTGCTGTGTTGTTTGCGCCTGTCGTTACTGTTGAAATAGGAATACTAAATCCTGAACCTGCTAATAATCCTGCAGGGGCTGTAGAATTATCTATAGTAAGAGTTGCTCCTGCTACCATTCCAACACCAGCATCAACTAAAGTAACTAATGTTACACTACCACTTGCAACTGTTATATCTGCTGTTGGGAATGTCCACCAAGAGTTATTATCAGGAACTAAAGTAACTCCAGTATAAGTTCCATCTGTGTATCCACTACCAGCAGTAATTGTTCCAAGGGTTGCAATAATAGATGTTGTATCTCTAAGTGCTTCTCTTGCAATTGCTGTATTGTTGCTACCTATAACATTTGACCTTAATGAGGCACTACCTACTGCTGTATTAAATCCACCAGTTCTATTTGAGAACATACTAGAAGTACCAATTGCAAGATTTGTATTGCCTGTTAAGTTTTCATACAGTGTATTAGAACCAATTGCAAGATTTGCATTACCTGTTGTATTATTAATCATGGCTTGACTACCAATAGCAGTATTATTACCAGTTGTATTATTAGACAAAGCATTTTGTCCAATTGCTGTAACACTACCTGTTGTATTGCTTTGTCCTGCATTAGCACCAATTGCAAGGTTACCGTTTTGTGTATTAGCATTAAGTGCGTTAAATCCAATTGCTAGATTTGAATCACCTGTTAAATTGTTTTTAAGTGAATTGGCACCAATAGCAAGATTGTAATCACCAGTAGTATTATTTGAAAGTGTTTCGCTACCAATAGCAGTATTATATTCACCTGTAGTATTATCTTCAAGTGCTGTATAGCCAATAGCCATGTTATTAGCACCAGTACCTGCTCCATTGTTAATTCCAATTCCGTCAACAATCATGCCACCTGTAATTGTTGGAGTACCAGTGCTCATTACAAAGGTATCACCTGTACCTGTTTGTGAATGAATAGTTGATGTACCTGAAGATGAACGAATTGGTCCTGCAGTTAATTCTGGTCCTGCAATTCCTTGGATGCCTTGGATTCCTTGAATTCCTTGGTCCCCTTGAATTCCTTGGTCGCCTTGAATTCCTTGGATTCCTTGGTCTCCTTGAATACCTTGGATGCCTGCATCTCCTTGAATTCCTTGGATTCCTTGGATTCCTTGGTCTCCTTGAATTCCTTGGTCTCCTTGGATTCCTTGGCTTCCTGTTGCACCAACAAAGGAATAAACACTCCAATATGCTGGAGAAGATGGTGGAACTAATGCATCATTATTTGCAATACAAATATAATAAATACCAAGATAGTTTACGATTTCTCCAATTAGATAACCGTTTGGATTTACTCTTGCTACATCCCAAGCAAATCCTGTTAAGCCTTGAATTCCTTGCTCTCCTTGAATACCAACAGCACCATTAAGGTTTACTGTCCATGATGCAAATGTTCCTGAACCTGTTTTATTATCTTTAACAAAAGTTAATTGGCCATTTGCAGGGTTGTAATTAGAAACTGTTCCATGTTGATGATGGTCAATGTCATAAGCAACAATAACTGTTTGACCAATTGAATAATCAACATTAATATCATCAAGAACAATTGTTTGTGAACCAGATGTACCTAATGCAAATGATGTTGTAGATGTTGTGTGGTAATGGTCTCCAGCAGCACCAGCAGCACCAGTTGCTCCTGTATTTCCTATATCGCCTTGGTCTCCTTGAATACCTTGGATGCCCTGAATGCCTTGTATGCCTTGAATGCCTTGAATTCCTTCATCACCTTGAATGCCTTGTGAACCAACTTCGCCTTGGATTCCTTGTATACCTTGTAAACCAATTTCTCCTTGAATTCCTTGAATACCTTGTGAACCAGTATTTCCAATATCACCTTGAATGCCTTGAATGCCTTGTATTCCTTGAATTCCTTGTGCACCAGTTGCTCCAGTAGCACCAGTTGCTCCAGTCGCTCCAGTCGCTCCAGCAGTACCTGCAGGACCTTGTGGTCCAACAGGACCTTGTGCAACAATTATTCCTGATGCAAGAACTTTAATTTTACTTGGAGAGATAACTTCAACTTCGCCATTAAGTAATGCTGATTCAGATGTTACTTTTACATAACCAAGAGTCATCTTGTTACATCCTCTTCTACTTGAATTCTTCCTCTAACTACTGTAGAAACATTTCCGCTATCTGAATTAATTCCTTCAATATCAAAATAACTTGTAATTGGAAGGCCTGAGTTATCAAGTGCTACTGTTAGTACATTATCATCCTTTGTAATGGTGAGGGTTTCTATTACTGATGCATCTGATGGATATTCTCTAACTTTGCCTGTAAAATTCCAGTCTGTTAGGTCAAGGGCAGCATCATTCTCATCTACCAGAACAATTGTTAATTCTGTAGTGTCGTTACGATAGACCAGCCATTCAAGTGATGGTGGTATTAAATTAAGGGTCTCCATTGATTTCCTCCAAAGGTTAATCTACCTCTATTGTACAATTGATGTATGTTGACTTTAAACCCTGAAACTATCTCTGCCGTTTTTGTTGGAGTAGTAAGCATCCTTGGAGCATTTTTTGGCTTCTCCAAATGGATGATTAATAAGTTCTTATCTGAACTCAAGCCAAATTCAGGGTCCAGCATGAAAGACCAAATCACAAGATTAGAGAGTCGTGTTGATGACATCTATATTATCTTGGCTAATAAGGAGTAACAATGGCTAAAAATGTTTATTACGAAGGTAAATTGATTCCAGCAAAAGATTGGGATTACGAAACAAAGCGTCCTAAAGTTAAGAAGGAAGAATCTAAAACGATTACGGTAGACCTACTACCAGAGGTGCAACCAAGTTTAGAAGATTAATTAAATAACAGAAACCCTCTCCATTAGTTTAACAGACATTGTGGAGAGGGTTCTGCATTTTCTGGAGGCAGCCAGAAACTTTATGCTCGTCCTTCTTGGTTCCAAAGTTGGTAAGTTATATCCCAAGAAATTGGAGTAATGCTATGAGTAATACCCATTATTGCATATTGCTTATCAATAACAAGTCCATCATCATCATGGTCAATGTCAATTCTGTCATAGATTTCAATATCTTTAATTGCATTTACATCATCTGGATGAACGCTGTAAGATATTGAACGAATATCTTTTGTAGCAGTGCCGTAGTTATTAATAATAAAATCAGCAAGTTCTCCTTGTCTTTGAATAACATTATATGCTTTAGGGTCTTCTGTTGTTCTGGTAATTTTATTTATTCCATTACGATTCCAAAGATATCCTGGACCTGAATTTAAAGGAAATGCATAAGTAGTATTAAGAGTTAATTGCTTTGTTCCTAATCCTGTTGTACCTTCAAAATAAGGTATAGTTGTTAGTTTATCTAATGTAAAATCTCTTGTATCATACTTATACATTGGCATTATGTTGTTGTTTGTTTTGCAGTATCTTAAATAACGCTGTTTAGATTCAGTAACATTGTAACCAAGCCAAGAATATTCTTTTGAAGGGTCGTTTATAACATCTGCTGTTTGATTAAGTAAGTTTGTTCCTGTAGTAAAGTTTCTATTTCCATATTGAGCATTTTGATACCATCCAGTAATGCTTCCATCGTTACCATTGTCAACCCAAGAAATCATTTCATCTGAATCAATAAAATCATTTGACCAAGTATTATTAATAGTTACTCCATTAACAATTGATTCCCATCCATTTGTAACTACAATATTATTGTAAGAAAGACCACTACCATCAGAAGCAAATGTTGCCTCAGATAAATAAGTATCGTTATCAACAACTGCTCTGCTTATAAGTCTAAATCTATTCTTGGCATCAACAAATGCAAATCCTGCTTCTGATTGTTCAGCCTTTAAAAACAATGTAAGAGCATCTGTATCATTTGTCGTCATAAGTGCTGCCCAACTTGCACCTGTTAATGGAGTTATAAGTCCTGCTGCATAATAATTTTTATAGAATCCAGTATCTAAATAAAGTGGATGGCCAGGGTCTGTTACCATAGACCTGGATGCTGCATTACCGTTAGTTAAAGTTGTTCCACCAGTTGGTCCTTGAATATTGTCTCTATAATTTAATGAATCTTCTATACCATTTTGTCCTCCAGAAGCCTGACTATTTAATATTGGTGTTCCCCAACCTTGGCCGCCTGCAGTTGGATTACAAATAATTCCACCATCAATATCATATGCATCTGAATCTAAGTACGGACCCCAAGTACTATCTGATGATGCTCCAGGAGCAGGTGCAGCAGGATTAAACCCTGCATATCCATACCAAGTATTTAATGTTGTATAACCAACTGCATTACCTTCAAATAAAGTTCCTTGTCTTTCATATCCGCTCCACTTTGAAGGAATTCCTGGGTCTATTCCATATTGATTAAAAGAGTTTAAGATTTGAGGAAAACTTCTAAAACTTGCAACTTCTCTAACTTCATAATCTCCACCAATAACTGTTTGGTGTCCAAACTTTCTTAATGATAATGTTCCTAATTCATCAAATGATGTTATTGTAACAATTGAATCATCTTTTGGAATATATTCAGTATTAATATCAAATACTTTTCCAGTAAAGATTGCACTACCATCTACTTCAATTCTAATTCTTGTTTGCAATGCTATGTCTGCTAATGTTAAATCTCTTGACCTTAATTGCAATTGGCCTGGCTGTACTTGCGACCAGCAACCAACATATTGAGGGATACCACGAGTAATATCAATGCTTAATATTCCATCTGTGCTATCAACCCATACTCCACCTGTAAAGTGTTTAACTACCACTAAACCACGCATGTTAATCATATCTGCCTCCTATTTTGATATTGTGTTATATTTGTTAAGTGCTTGTTGTACTGTTCTACCAAGTGCATAAGGGTCTGTTCCTACTCCTGCATTAATTGTTACATTAATTTGGTTTCCAGTTTGTCTGGCAGTTGATATTCTTGGTGTTGCAAGTGCAACATTTCCAAATGCACCAATTGTCTCAAGTCCAAGACCTTCTGTTGCGTTTTTAGCAAGTTCAGCAGAGCGTTCAATACCAACAGCAAGACCTTCTACAATAAATCTACCGTAACGAGCAAAGACCTTAGATGGAGAACCAATACCTAAAACTTTCTTTGCCCATCCTGGAACTAAATTACCAAAGAAGTCAAATACTTTTGTCTTTAACCATCCTGCTACTGATTGAATACCATTCCAAATTCCGTAAACAATATCTTTACCAATGCCAAGCATTTTTGCAGGGATTGACATGTATACTTGAATTATATCTCCAACAAAGCCAACAACTTTGTCTTTTAGTTCCATGACTTTATTCCAAGCCTTTGGAATAACATCTTTAACCATTTCCCAAAACTTGCTAACTGCTGCTGTAATTGAATCCCAGTTTTGTACAAGTAATACGATTGCTGCAATAACTAATCCAATACCAAGGCCTGCCAATGCTATCTTTAATAAGTTAGTTGCTATTGTTGCAAGTCCAATGCTTCCTGCAGATGCTGTACTTGATATACCAAGCGTAACCATTGCTGTTTTCATGCTTGCTAAGAATGTTACAGTAATTCCACCAATTGCAACAAGTGCTGTTAATCCAATAATTACATTCTGAACAGGGCCAGGAAGTCCATCAAATGCATTAATCATCTTGGTAAGGAAGTCAACTCCTTTTTCTAAAATTGGTAGAATCTTTGTGCCAAGTTGCTCTTTCAAATCTGCTAACGCTGTTTCAAACTTTTGTGATGATGTAACATTCTTTTCTGCTGCATCGCCATACTTTTTTGCACCTGCTTCAATAAGAATATTAAGAGCACCTTGATTATCTCCAGCCTTAGATAATGCTTCTGCTTGTGCATAAACAGATGCTTCCAAATCAGGAAATATCTTTGTTAATTCTGTTGCTTTTAATTGTCCGTCAGCAAATGCCTTAGCAAGTTTTCCTGTTACAGCATCTGCTGCAATTGCACCACCTGTAAATGCTTCAACATCAAATGCAAGGTTAACTAATTCTGCAGACAAGATTTTTGAATCTGCAGGTAAACGAGAACCTAATTGTGTTGCTAATTGTATAATTACATCGTTGTCAACTGCAATTGCTTTACCAAAAGCATCAGCATCAGCAGTAATCTTTTCAAGTGCAACAGAGCCTTCACCAAATGTTGTTGTGGCTGCTCGCATTGTTTCTGCTGCTTCTTTGGCTTCATCAATACCTTGCTTTAAGAATGTGATACCTTGCTTTAAAACAAATGCAGAGGCTGCAGCACCAGCAGCAGCAGCAGCCCCTTTAAGTTTGTTTGACATGCCATCAATCTGGCCGTTAGCATCATTAATACCTGTAGTAAGTTTGGAGGTCTCTGCGACAATGTCTATCTTAATTTGATTAGCCATTTTTATTCCTCCTGTTAACTGCAGTTACAATTGCACCGTACTCTTCCAGTGTTAGTTCCCAAAACATATCTGGTGTGAATCCTGTTTGTACACAGAACTCAGCCATCTTGTTTAGGCTGGACTCACTTCTTTTGGGACAGTGAATTCAACTCCTGCAAGGTCTGTCAACTCTTGAATTGACATATCTTCGGCTTCTACCATTGTAAGGGTTGGGTTGTTTCGCTTTGCCATCATATATTGCATTGCGAATGCTAATTTTGACTTGGACTTTGCATTAGTCCATTCGTCCATTGGTAAATCTAAATATTCTTCTACCTCTGTAAGTTCTTTCCACTTCAGAGTATTCATTAAATCAAAGTTTTCCATTTTACTGCCTCCTATTAGTCTAAGTCGTACTTCTTTATTGAATCATTTACTAAGTCATCGTACTTTTGCACGATTGTTTTCATATTGTCGTTAACTGCACGACCAATGAAACGATTTGGTTCTCTGTTGCCTGCTTGCCATCCATACTCAATGATTGGAGCATATGTTACTCTTTCATTGCCTGCATAGATAACAACCTGACTATCTGTAGCCTCGTACTTAATTGATTTACGAAGGTTTCCAGTTCTTTCTGGTGCTAAGGCAGAAGCCTGTTTAACAAGCATGGAACCAAGTTCTTTGTTAGTAGAGTTAGCATCTTTAACAGTTTTTTCAAACTTATTTAATGTTTCTTCTACTTCTTTTGTTCCACTTATAGTTAAACTAACTCCTGCCATAGCGACCTATTTATTTAGAATGCTTCTACTCTTGCTGGCTTACCAGTTAGAATAAAGTTGATATCGTATACAAAGTATTCGCCTGCTGCTCCACCAAGATTTGGTATAGTCTCAGCATAACCTGTGGCTGTGAACCATGGTTGTGCTCCAGATGGTACTGAGTTTCCATGTGGTGCAAATGATATTGTTACAGTTGCTCCAGGATTTGCCCATAGTTCTGAGTGTAGTGATGCTGCTGCTGTATCCTGAAATCCAGTTACAGCACATGTAAACTCTAAACTATCTACATAGTCTCCAAAACCAAGTGTTCCAACTGCAGATGAGAATGTAACATTACTTACTGAACCTGCGAACTCTGTTCCATCAACTTCAAATACGATTGATTTGCCTTTAATTCTTGACATATTAATTTCCTCCTTCAATGTCTATTAAAATATTTATGTTTGTTGCTAAAAACCTTGCACCATTTACTTCTTGAATAAATGGCTTATCTACTACTAATGTTCTTGCTGATGTGTATTCCCAAATTGCAGGTATAAGAGTGTCAAGTGTATCGTCAAGATTTTCTGTCTCTGTTTCGTTAGTTGCATAAGGAACAAGAATTAAAACTTTCCAGTTTGTTGCGTAATCAGCATCATACTGATTTTCATAAACTGTAATAAAGTTAATATCTGGTTCCATGACTGCACAAAGAGGAACTGGTCTTGCTGGTACAAACTTGTAAACCTTTGAGATACCACCAAGAATGATGGCACTTTCAAGTTCGTTTCTTACTCCTGCTATATTCATCCGAATCTCACCATATATCTATTAAGTAGTGGATATACACCAACAAGTGGGTCTCTTGCAGTATTTAACGGTGCTCCGTCATATGTTGCATATTGAGACACACCCATTGGTGCACTCCTACGGTGAAAAAGTTCTGAACCAACTTCTAAGTAGCAACGCTTTAATACACCAACAGGAACTTTGGTAGATGCAATATAACTTGCAACCAAATCCTTAGATGTATCCCAACATTCTTCTACATAAGCGTCATCAGTAGATGAAGCACCTACATATGCTTTTAAGTCAGTCCAGTCCATTTTCTTCTCCTATTAATTAATTATGCAATCTTGCAAAGTGCCTTAGGGTCAGATACTGCGATACCCAAGTATCCGTAAACTGAGAATGAGTTTGTAAGATTTGTGATTTCTTCGTCGTTCAAACGGAATGGTGCGCCAGCAGATTCGTAAGTTGTGATTGCTGCTGAGTTACCTGCGTAGAATGAAAGTGCTGCAAGTGATGGGTCAACTACGATTGGTAGACCAAGAACATTTCCTGTTAGACCAACTGGGTTGATGTTTCCCCAAGTGTTAACTGTTGCACCAGTGTTTGAAAGAATTGGACGGTCCATTGTGTCAACTGTCTTAGCCATCAAACGGAATACATCTGATGAGACAAGGATGAACTCAAGTGGAAGTCCTGTATCTCCGTTAACCTTTGTTGCTGCTTCTGCAAGAGAATCAATGATTTCTGCAGATGTCCAAGCACCAAGTGCTGACTGATTAAATAGTGCAGCATCTGTAATTAATTGCTGACGCATTGCTGCGTTTGTAACTGATGCATACTTAGCAACCATTGCACGGAATGCTGTGTCAACATAGTTGATTGATGAACGCTCTACTACCTGACGAGACATATCTGTGTAACCACCGTATGTCTTGATTGGTGCTGTTGCTGAAGTAAGAGTCAACTTACCGTAAGCAAGTGTATCGCCTTCTACAGCCTGATTTGCAACATCAATTGTGTTGGTATTAATTTTTGGGTATTCAACATTCATTCCGTCTGGTGGTAGTGCTCCAGATGAGAATACTGAGTATGTAGGACGACCTGCGTTTAGGATACGAACTGTATCTGAAACCCAAGCGTTCTTCATGATTGAATCTGCTGAGTCTGCTCCTGTAAATACACGGTAAGCATCAAGGTCTCCTGATGCTACTGCCTTTACATATTGTCCGTATGAACGGAATTGTGGTGCTGGAGTTGAAGGTGCTTTTTCTGATGCAATAACATCTAAGCGACGCTCCAACTGTTCTGCGTGATTACGAACTTCCTCAATTGCTGAAGTGTAATCAGGTGTTGTGTTTTCCATGGATATTTCCTCCTGATTGGTTTCTTCTCTGACTGAAAGTACTTCAGCCTTGTCGTATGCGGGAAATGCTACTAAGGATACTTCCTTTAGATTTACCTTCTTACGAATTATTGTTTTGTCTTTCTTTTCATCTGTTACTGGAATGAATCCAACTGAGAAAGAACGGATTGCTCCATCTTTAACTAAGTTAAGTGTTTCATTTCCTAAAACTGTTTCTGATATCTTGGCTCTAATTAATAGTCCTTCATCAGATTCTTCCATCTCAGTTACGACACCAATGATGTCTTCGTGGTCACGGAATAATTTAACATTGGCAGTTAAGTCTACTGAGCCTTTTTCAAAACGCTCTGACCAACCTCCACCAATATCTATAGTTTGATTATAAGGAACAGCCAAACCAGAAACTTCACGCTTCTCAGTATCAGTTGCTCTTATCTCAAAACTGCGGGTAATCATTTCATTCATAGTCATTACTCCATTTTAGTCCACAGGTTGATTGTCATCAACGACATCAACTGGAACTGGTTCTTGTGGTGTGTCTGGTTGTACTTCAATAATCTCAGACATCCCTTCCATCTCACGGACTTCAGGAACTGTCAAGAATCTATTTGTTAAACCAATTGCATATGACTCATATCGTGTCTTAACATTAGGACGAAGGAACTCTGTTAGATTAAACTCAGCATACTGACCTCTTGGAAGAAGGTCTGTAATAGCCTGTTGGATACGCACAATATATTGCTGTAACCCATCTTCAAATAGTTTGCTTCTATCTTCATTGCCGTTAACATAAGTCATTCCCTGACCTTCTATGCCCATACCAAGGTACATCGTTGGAACACCAAACATCATACAAATTTGTCGTGTGATGAACTTTTGGTTTTCAAGGAATTGTGCTTGCTCAGGACTAAGTGTAATTGAGTCATACTTAAGTCCTGATGAAAGTACTGCAATACTTCTTTCTTGTTGAGATGCAACAAAGGCTTCTTTATTTTGTCTTGCTACATCTGCAGAAAGAAATTCTGATGTTGTTAATGTACCTGTTGGTACTGCTGCTGTTCTAAACCAATTGTCTGCATAGTTATGCAAGTCAAGTGCTGAACGCAATACTGATTTATGTCGCTGTAATGGACCTTCACCAAGTAGTGAAGTTGAACTTGGATTGCTCCAAAGTTTTATGTGCTTAACATTTGCTGATGTGTAAGTATTTCCTTTGTAAAGATAATAAATCTTACCTTTCTCATCTACTGATACACTTACATCTGCTGGATGTAGACTTGTAAGGTTTGCAATACCTCGCACTCCTCGTTGAATATGCCAGTAAGCATTTCCATAAGTTGCCATGTGAATTAATGTTGTACCCAACCATTCTGCTTGAGAAATTTGATTCTCAATGTCTGGTGTTTCTAACCAAAGTGGTGTTGGTAGTTGTGTATTACCTCTGTAAACATTTACAGGTATCTGCATCATTGCAGTTTCTAATACAGAAGTGGCACGAGACACAGCAACAAGACTAAGTGCAGTAGTTGGTGTTACACCAATCTCTACTCTTGCTGGTGCAGTGTTTGCTACTCCACGATTCTCTGTATCAGGAACAAACATTGGTTCTACTTGGTAACCAAGTCTGCTGATTAGTCTATCTCTAAGTGCCATTTACTTCTCCTCAATGAACCATCTGTTGT